CTAGTCCCATGGAGTCTATAATACGTTTTTTCGAAGATGTGGCTAACAAGCTACACACAACTTTCGAACCAGGCCTATTAGTCTTACAAGACAATATATTACAAGCAGATGGATTACTGCGTAGCCTGGCACTCCATATAGATGCACCACTATCCAAAGTTAAAATCTTGGTGTCATCATTTGATACAGAAATACTTATGAGGAGACTGGGGTGTTGCCAACATCAGATTGCAGACTTAATGGCAACACCCAAGGACTATTTCCAGTCCATCTTCCCAGATCTCACTGAGAGACAATGGTGTGACATCCAAGAGATTCACGCAAGTGATCCATTGTCATCATATCAATACATTCTGGACACCTTCAAAATGATCCCACAATGTATTGATAGTGTTATAACATTTCTGTTCAAAGTCTTGCCAAAGAAAACGATAGAAGTGATACACAGGAGTTTCACTACAGTAAGCACTCCCTCACCCAAGGAACGGTGGGCGTGGGAGAGTTCTACTCCGGTTGAAGCTTCAACCAGCACTTCTGGGGTTGGCAAAAGTATGGTAGTGTGTGGAGTCGCAGCACTGGCTTCATATGGAATTTACACACTCTACCGTAATTATAAAAAGATATCTCGAATAGACTCCAACCAACAACGATCCACACACATGCGTCAGTGCTACGAAGACGTAATATCTAAGTTGGAGGAGCAGGACAACGAATTTATCCACGATAGAATGGAGGATGAACTAACCAAAATCATCATCACTCCAAGGGAAATGGACTCGGAAGGAACCGAGATCCAACCTGAAGTTTCCCAACACATCGTGAAGAATCATGGGAGGTTTGTCCGGAACTTGGTTGGGCTAGCAAAACTGGAATTTAGTGGGGTACCAAAGACCACAGAAGCCAACCAACTAGCGGTGTGGAGATATCTTTACCGTCAATGCGACAAGAAGGGAGTAAACCCCACCGATGCACAAAAATCTATCAGTGCAGCACTACCCTTCGTATTTTTGCCAAGCGCATATGACATAGACACTGCAATAACTATGGGATGCGAAGACACTAGACATGTTCTTCAGAAATACCATGACGCATTCCACTTGAACACCCCCTTGCAAAAACTTATTGCAAACCCACTGTCTGGGAAGGCGTGGGCTAGATGGGCAAAATCTATGCTAACTGTGGACCCTTTACTGGGTCTCCGGTTTGCTAAATAGGGGTGTATCGAGAAGTGGCAGGGGGTCCAGTGCCGTCGCACTAGGGTCCGACACCCCCGTCTCAGATGCCACTTTAAAGATAGGGACCCCAAGATCCGCCAAATATATCGCATCGCCGGGCTGGGCGATCAATACGATTTCAGGTTGCACAACAACAGCGCGGTAAACCTCGAAAGAGGACTAGCTGAGAGGGTTTACAAAGTCAAAAATTACATGCCAAACAAAACCGACGTAGACCCGGACTATATTCCAGCCCCAGAACCACAGGATGGAATATTCCGCACAACCCTGAACCGATATAAGAAAGACATAATACGCAGAGTCGGTCGTAAATCTCCCATTAGCGAACAGAAGTTCCTTTCTTACTATAATGGTCCCAAACTGACCACTTATAGCAAGGCTGTTGATTCCCTGTCAGAAAGACCGTTGGAGAAGCGAGACTCTTATCTTAAGACTTTCATCAAAGCGGAGAAAACCAACATCACCCTCAAACCAGATCCATGTCCCAGGGTAATACAACCAAGACACCCAAGATACAACGTGGAGCTCGGGAAATACCTAAAGCATATCGAACATCCCATATACAAAGCTATTGACAACATATGGGGGGGGAAAACGATATTCAAGGGCATGAATGTTGAAGGCATGGGAGCGGAACTGC